GCCTTTGTTGCATTTGTCATCAACTGAGATAGATTACCACCATCAAGAACAGTTTTTGGAAGATGAGTGTTCAAAGTATTTTGAATGTTCCCGCCAACATCTGGTAATAGTTGTTGTGCTGCGCCTATCAAACCAGATGTTCCAACACCAAGAACTTTTTGTAGTCCAGCACTTTCTATACTTTCCAAAACACTAAGAATTATGCTAATCAACAATTCCGCAGTTAGATTTTGAATATTAAGAACACCATTTGTTGTACCTAAAACTGCCTGCAATTCTGCTATGATTTCTTGTGCTGCTTGTTGAGCAATTGTAACATCTTCATTTCCAGAAAGCACTGGAATATTCAATGTGGTTGGGTCATTGCTGACGTTTGTTATTGTAACAGCAACAGTACCAATTGTTGTTGAAACAGTTCCTCCAGAAACAGCCAATGCAATAATTGATGCTAGTGTACCTGGTGTTAAACCGAGCGATGCCCCACCAAGCCCAGATATTGTCTGTACAGCAGAAGTATTATTGCCACTATTAATCGCAGTTACTGCAGATTGTACGGCTGTTGTAGTTGTGTTTGCTTGAGATATATAACTACTTGAGAGCGCGCCAGCAGTACTGCCCGTCAACATTGATATTATTGCTTGATTAAGAATCGATGATGCTGTTGAATTCAAGGCACCACTAGCAGCAACAGCTGGCATTATAGAATTCAATGCATTTAGCATATTCGACTGACCGACCAAGTTTCCAATAGATTGAAATGCCTGTGATAAAGCTCCCGTTGCCATATTGGCAATACCGGCTGGACTAGTCATTTTTTCCATCATTTTCAGCATTACCATTCCATGCAATGCATTTTGAATGGCGCCAGATATATTACTTGGATCTGCAGTCAACGTCGCATCATGAATGTTCATCGACTTATCTTGTGTTGCAGCTGTTGGATTGTCTGGATCTGCACCCTGTTGTTTCTTTTTTGTTTTTGCGCCTTTTATATGACTACCATCGTCACCTGTTGGTGTTTGACTTGTTTCTTGGCGATGAAGGTCTTTGTTTGTCCCCCAATTAAAATCTGATTTTGACAAAAACGGATTATCTTTAGGCAACATACCAGTTCCACCTGGCAACGCATATCCAGTTCCTTTAATAGGACTATCTCCAAGAGCAGTACTCAATCCTCCTGGAGGTATTGCTGATGGATCTGGTTTAATATTTCCATCTGTCTCTGGATTCTTGTTTGAATAATCTGGTAATCCAGATCTATCTAATGCGCCAAGAATAATAGGAATTTGTTTATTGATAGGATCAAGAAAAATACCAAAAACAGTTGATCCGGGCAAATAATTGACTGACTTACCAACACCATTCAACGACGCTGTATTATTCATCATCGAATGAGCCCACGGCAAATCACTATCAGGAATTGGTGAATCGCCAATATTATGCAGCCCATGGATCATAACCTGGACCTTGTTTGCACTATTTGGATCGCCTTTTTTTCTTACTTCACCAACCCAATGATGAGCACCAGTCGTTTGTGTTGCACCTTCTGACATCTCATTATCCTTGATATGCGCCCTTAAGGCATTCTAGATTTGATATATATCTTGGTCTAATATCTGGCATTCTTATTTCATGGTGTGTTTTAGATATCAACCAGCGACCAGAAACTTGAAGTTCTTCTCCAACAGGACCGGTAAAAGCAGCAATTTTAGGAACATTGTTTGTTATTGTCTTACCTGGTTCAAGATTTGGATCACCAATAACAGTCATATGTAACAATTGTTCCTGCATCTGAGCAAGATTTACACTCTTGTATGGTGTAACATCTGGCACGTTGCTTTGACCAATTTGTAATTTTTGATTTGGGTTGACTGTTCTCATCAATGGTTTTTTAGCATTGGAAAATAGACTGGTGAAAGTTGATAATGTTGTTATTCCCATACTTCCCAACAACGTTAGATCTTCAACTTTTGGATTAAAATCTTTGTAAACAAATTTGTGCGTATGAGAATCGTATGTCGATATTCTTTGGTCTATAACCCCAGCATGAATTCTATTCATAGCATCCATATTTTGAATAACTTTCCAAGCTAGAATATTTTGATCGACAGTCATAACATTTCTAATATCATGACCAATAGTATTTGTTTGAATAAATTCTTTGACATCTCCCTGCTGAAGCATGTATTCTAATGATTGGAAATAAAAGCTTTTCCAAGTTTGCCAGAACATGAAATTAGAGCTTTTATTTTGCATAGAAACAGCTTCTTTTCTAAGTGTTTCAATTAGATCATATGGCTTACCAGATGCAATCCAATTTCTCTGTCCTTTTGTGCTTTCTGTTTGTATTCCAAGTGATGAACCAAGAGTGCCAAAAATGTCTTGAATGATTGAATCTATTGTTGTATTATACGACTTTTGGTGATAGTTTGCTTGCCCCGTCATAGCCTCTCTTGACAGACACTCCAACTCGTAGGTTTTAGATTTCATTGCTCCTTTAATTTCAACGTTTTTTACGCTATTAAGATGCAAAGAATAATTAGCTGTTACACCATTAGGCGTTCTAAATGTGAAATTAACTAGCTCATCACCAGCCAGTTGTAAATTTCCGAGGTAATCACTGTCGTCAAAAACATGTATCGTTGCAGTTACCGATGGAGAAAATATAGTTTCAAGAACATCACCAGAAATAAAATTCGGTGCCATATTCCAAGAGTTAGATCTCGGAGATACAATCATTATAGTATCTATAAATACGTCACCCGGATTAAATCCTGCCATTATTTTTGACTCAACAAACTTTTAACGTTTTTGATATAAGATGGTACATAATTTGGTTCCATTACCAATATTGTCCTATTACCTTCATTTTTTTCTTTTTCCATATCATAACTATAAACTGGCGTCCAATAAACGAATTCATTTGGTGGTATGTTATTTACATGGTAGTTGACAGAGCTAATTGCTGCTGTTTGCCCACTTTCTTGACCAGTAATTATTGTATTTGCTGTTGTGTTTGGGAAAAACACATGCTTTACAACTAATGTATTTCCATTAGACAAAGAAACTTGTGCGGTTCCATTTGAACCAATAGAAAGTGGTTCATTATTTTGAAATTGTGTATTCGTTGTTAATTGATAACTTATCAATTGATTTGTATCAACAGTCCAATCAGCTGGTATTCTTGAATATTGAATGATATTATTTCTATTGTCGTAATTTGCTGGTTCCCAATATTTAACTCTACCAGCATTATTTGCTATTTCTGAATAATACCCACTAACTGAAAGAGAAGGCTGATCAACCCAATTATTTCTCCAGAACTCAATTGTTTGTTTTGCTATTTGTATTGAACCGTACTTGTCGACAATAAATTGATTAAACTGATCATCATCTAGATACCAATCATAATATGGATCTGTTATGTTATTTGTCAAGTAAAGAACCCAGCTAGAAAATGGGTCACTAAAATTATAGTTGGCAATTTGATCTGCTCTTGCACCATTGGTAATATCTAATGGATAAAAAACATATGGAGTTTTTTCGATGTTTTGTAATGTGACAACGCGCTCTGTTATATCCAATACAACAGTATTTGATGTTGAGTTACCATAATTAATTGTGTTAAACATTGAAAAATATGTTTGATTAGCCATTATAAACCTATAGCCTTAATTGCAGCGTTAGCTGTGCTCTGTACCCAATTAGAAAAAGTACCAACAGGATTTATAGTTGTATTAATTCCAAAATCGCTTGATAGCCAATATTCGATTTCAAGAATTTGCATTTGTATTTCAACTTCTGTTGGAGCTCTTGTGTTGCCGAAAAATGAAGGTTGACCGCTAGGAGCAAAGTTGACATTAAATGACTGAATAACAGCTGGTTTAAACACATATGTAAAATAGTTTGGGTCATTAACACTAATTGTTATCTGAACAATATTTGGATATGTTAAAAGTGTGCCACCAGAAGAACCAGCATAATCTGGAAGCATATTTCCCCTGAAAGTATTGATAATTGTATTTAATTTTTGAGATTCTGGTTCATTTGACGGAGTTAGTTTCCAAAGGAACTGGTGTTGCTTGAAAGCAGGTTGTTTAAACATAACTGTCAAAAATGGGTTTACAGCTACTCCTTGTGTTTGACCAATTCCTGCTGCTATGTTATTATTGGTTAATCTGTTTATATCATTAGCAGTACCAGTAAAACCAGCTACAGCTCCCAAAGTTGCAGTAGTAAGTCCTGCAGCTCCTCCTTGTCTTAATCCATTAAGAGCCATACCAGCGACCAATCCAAGGTCTTCAGTTGAATACTCAACATTTTGACTATCAGTCATAGTATTTGGTAAGGGAAGCCTAATAGTTCCTTGATCAGAAAGATTTAAACTGTTTTGGTTTGTTAAATCTGGCATTGAATATGAATAGAATGAAAAAGACATCCAAAATGGTTGTTTTTCTAAATCAGCTGGAAATGCACCACTACTACCATTCTGTGGAACATTAGAAACGGCTGTTACTACGTTATTTCCGTTACCATTACCAAATATTGTAATTGGAGTACTTGCAGCCATTTTTTACCTTGATAAATATTTTTTTTATATTTATAGAGCACCATGAAAACGAATAAAGGATTTTTCAAACCACGTAATCCCCAAAAATACAAGGGTGATCCTACAAATATTATTTATCGTTCTGGATGGGAATTACGTTTTATGCTTTATTTAGATTCTCGTTCAGATGTATTACAGTGGTCCTCTGAAGAAATAATTATACCCTATCGGTCACCAGTAGACGGTAGACCCCATCGTTATTTTGTTGATTTCCTCGTAACCACAATAAATAAAGATGGAAAGAAAGAAACAACATTGATTGAAATAAAACCAGCAGCACAGACAAAGCCACCAGTATTGAAGGAAGGCACAAGTCCAAAAAGCCGTAAATACATTAATGAGGTATTTACTTGGGGAGTAAATCAGGCAAAGTGGAAGGCGGCGACTGCTTATTGTGCAGATAGAGGATGGTCTTTCAAGATACTCACGGAAAACGAGCTCGGGATAAAATATTAGAATGGCATCACTGTTCTCAGACTTACTTACTAAATCAACTCCTGCTGATCTTCAGAAAGGAAGCCAAGAGGCTATCGACTGGTTCCGTAAGCAAGCTCTTCAGGTATCTCGTGTAGATAAGAGACAAATTCTAAACACTAAAATGCCATTTAGACGCTTACAAGCTCTTAGTGAGAACTCTGTAGGCAAAATGTATATGTTCGTTTACGATGCTAAGATGAAGGACATACTACCCTACTTTGACACGTTTCCTCTGATATTTCCAATAGAATTTTATGGTGACTCATTTCTTGGTATCAATCTTCACTACTTACCACCGGTTGCCAGAGCAAAGCTAATGGATGCTCTGTACTCACTAATAAATAATAAGAAGTATGATAAGACAACTGTAATCAAATTGTCCTATCAGATCCTAAAGAATGCTGCTAGATTCAAATATTTTCAGCCTTGTATAAAGAAATACCTTATGAGTCATGTTGGATCACCGTTCATCTATATCGCTCCAGATGAGTGGGATTTTGCTTTGATGTTACCAACTGAACGATTCCAAGGAGCCAATAAACAACGAGTCTTCAA